AGAAACTCCATCCTAAGTTACTTGCCCACGCTTCTATCTTCTCTTGATAAGCAGCCATGTCCTTAACCGATAGCTTGGTAGTTGACTGCACCTTCGTAATCTTTTCCCTGCCCACGTTCTTCTCAATCAGCAGGAACTTGTATCCCATCAGATCGTGTACATCCTGTGATGTGTATCCCAAGTAGTTTCCTACGCTGGTGTATAACTCCCACAGTCTAGCGTTCTGCTCTAGGCTGCGATCACTTTCCTTCTCTTTAATAACTACCTGCCAATTACCTTCTTGCTCTACCAAGTCATTAAGCCTTGCTACCAATACTGGTAGATTGCTCTTGGTGATATTGAACGGCTTTACGCTTTGCATCTTCTACATTCTCCGATTTATATAACCACTTAGTACCATTCCACAGTTCGTAAATAACTTTATCGTATATCATTGATTTACTTATGGTAAATGATAAATCCCCTATCTTACTTTTAATGTAATACTTATCCCCTTGCTGCCATTTCATCTGCTACATCCTCAAACATTGTGTTGAAGTACAGTTCCTCGTCTATTACTGCATTAAGCCATTTAGTTCCGCCTAGCTGCTTAAACACAGTCAGACGATCTGGGCGCAATCTTAGCGATGTTGTTACTGCCTTCATGTTTTCTGGTAATGGTTTACGACCACGCTTTACTTCACTCATTCTGATTCATCCTCTAATTTAATTTTGCCTAATAAATCTTCTGCCCATCCTCTAGGCTCACTATACATATATCCAATTTCTCCATCCCTTCCATACACATACAAATACTTTGGCTCTTTAGGCTGTGGTTTAATTCTAAATTTAAAATCATTACAATCCCAATATGGATTTGGATCAGCATCCCAATTATCCATTGCAAATATGTTTTTAGCTTCAATTATTTCACCATCAGCCCATGCTTTTATTTCTTTTGCCCATTTATGTGGTTTCATTCTTCTGCCCTTAAATCAATTGTTGGTGTTGGTGTGACTATCGGTTGCCATGTGCTACTTGGTGCTTCATACGTTGATGGTGTCAATGGTGTTGGTGGTATGAATACCTGTACTGGTGCAACGTAAATAACCTGTGGCTGTGGTGGGATTATCTTACTGAAGTCCACCAGCCTGTCTGCATACACTTGTGTGCTACATGATGCCAATAGTATTACTAAATATTTGTTCATCTCATTCTCCTTGTTGATGCATTACATTATATCATTTAAATCTGATTGTGGTACAAAGTATGCAGGTTTTCTGCCAACAGGAGAATCAAGATATTTTTCCTGCTTTGCATCCTTGCCATACATCCATCCACGAACTATGTACTTACCTTCCTCACCAGTCAGTAGATAATATTTTAAGTCATCCTTATCTGCATCATGGATAATTAATCTTCCGTTTTCGTGTTTGGTTGATCTGACTTCTACGTCAAGCACATCAATACCATTTATCTCTCCGCATCCTTCCCAATACTTACCAAGAAACTTTGCCAACGCACACTCAGCCAATGCACCCTCAATAAATAACTGCCACTCAGTACCAGACTTTAGTCCGTAAGGCAATGCATAGCCAGACTTCAGTCGTTGTATCCTTCTCATGACACCAGCGTTAGCTGCTTGGAATATCTCAGCGTATGTAAGTGTTACGTTCATGCTGATTCCAATGCTGCTTGCTTCTTGTCAATCAATGCTAGGATCTCGTACTTAGTCTTGCCAGAAGTATGTACGTTAAGTTCTTTAGCTTTCTTTAGGATGGCTACGTCATCATTGCGCCATGCGTTAGTAGTTGCAGTCTTAACTTCAGTCTTTAACCAATCAGCCTTGAATCCTACCCAGCCACGTTCGCAGCACATCTGTATTACTTGTACTACAGTTAGTCCTGCTGCTAGTGCTTCACGTTCTATGCCCTTAAATGCAGTTTCTGTAAGGTCACCAGCTTTTTTAGCTTTACGAACCTTAAGATAGTCGGATAATAATTCCGCAGGAATTGGTGGGTTGTATTTCTTATCTAATCTAATCTTATCTAATCTTATCTTATCTGGCATGATATCGTCATGACGATGACATGACGGCATCTCAACTGATTGATTTGATTTGATGTTCTGAATCATAGTTCTCATTTGTGGGTTACTTGTAGCAGAAGTCATTAAACGCTTGGCTACCTTCAAGCAAGTGATCTTCCCATCAGTATTCTCAAACAGTCCTAGCGTTACAAATCGCTTCATCATCTCCTCTACTTTCTGGGGAGTTGATCCTGTATTCCTAGCGATAATGCGAGCATCGTGCTTAAGTTCAAATGTGATGTTGTCTGTGTTTGTCTTGCCTACGATGAGTTCAATGCAGTACCAGTAAAGACCATAACCTTCCAGTCCGTAATCCAACAGCACTTCTTGCAGCTTCTCATCTAGGTTAGCGTTAGAATCATGTTTAAACCAATCCATTATTTTCTCCGAGTAAGTAATGTGATCGCATTATCGCAATACATTTATATATATGTCAAGTAATCTTTATATCAATATTGTGAATTAATTTCATCAGCCTATATTTCAGCTTGAATATATCGGTAATCATTCCTTTGACATCTTCAACGACTTCTACCTTATGTACTGTGTCAAAGTAAACAAAGTCTGCAATGTATTTTATGGCTCTCTCTGTCTTACCATTAATCACCAGCTTTGGGATCAGTTCATACGGAACTTGTAATCGCAGATCAGTAATCAGTCCACCTTTTTCATATACTTTTAGCTGTCCATAGCGCACAGATTCTTTGCGTGAGTGGAAATTTATGCCATCTAACTCTGTGATTTTATTATTGTATTTAGTTTTCTTATGTATCATTTGTTATCCATTTAAAAAAACAATCATATATTTGTGAAATAATTACATTTAGTTATTGCAATACTTTTTTATGAGAGTATAGTTATATCTAACGCAACACAATTAGGAGATTAACATGAGTAAAGTAATTCAAAAACTAATAGAAAGCAACAAACAAATTTTTGCTTTTGCTCTTGATAAAGTTAATGGTGAGCCATATGAAGTTTTGCTTAATGATGGTTATTCAGTTGATGGCTTCCATTCAATATCTGGAGATACAGTAAAAGACGTATTAACACAAGTTTCATTTATTAAAAAATGTGATGATGATTGTTCATGCAATAAAGGAGAAGAAAATGTTTGATTGGGATGAATACTTTAATACACCAGAACAAGTTGCAAAACGTAAAGCTGACATGGTTGCATTTTACGCAGCTCGTGATGCAGAAGATAAACGTATCAAGGAAGAGTTAGAAGCACATCGTGCAATCCTTCGTGCAGCAGCAGCAGAACTTAAGGCTGACAATGATGCAGCAGAGTTAAAAGAGTACAAGAGATTGTTTGCAGCAGACAAGGATAGATACATAGCTGCTGGATATACGGAAGAGTTAGCTCACAATATTGCTTGTAGTGATGCACAGTATCGTGAGAATCAAAAACTTGGTTACAGTAACGAATAGGAGAGTTATAATGTTAGATAATTTATTAATACTTTGTATTGGCGGTATTGCTACTTGTGCAATATTTTTATTGGCTGGTTTAGTTGCAAAGTGGAAGGGATGGGAATGAGTGAACAACAATTTCAAGCAGAATTTGATCTAGAGCGTTTTATTGATTCTATTGACTGGAATGCAATGGAAGATAAGTATAACGAACAGTTCTGGGATCATATGTTGAGCAATGAACCAAAGGCACATAACGAGGAATGGATGTTAGAAAACTTTGGTGATAACTTTACAGAATGGGTTGTAGAAACTTTTGACAATAAAGATATTATTTTTAACTAGGAGAAGAAAGTGAGTAACTATCAAGTATTAAGAGCAATTAACGTAAACGCACATACAGAGAAGAAAAACAACCTAACATACCTGTCATGGGCATGGGCGGTTGACCAGCTACTGATGCAAGATCCAGCAGCAACATGGTCTTATGGTGAGCCAGTTAAGTTTGGTGAAACCTTGATGGTGTTCTGCACAGTAACAGCGTTCGGTAAGTCTATGACATCGCAGTTGCCTGTAATGGACTATCGTAACAAGGCAATCCCTAACCCAGATAGCATGGCAGTCAACACAGCGATGCAGCGATGCCTAGCTAAAGCAATTGCGTTACATGGTTTAGGTTTGTATATTTTTGCTGGTGAAGATGTGCCAGAAGATGAAAAAGTTCAAGCACCAAAGGCTAGTTCAGTAAAAAAGCCTGAGGATGTAAAACCACTTTCTGGGGCAATGGAGAATTTAGATGAGGAATCACAACAGTTTATTAGAGATCTTGCAATGGATATTGCTGGCGATGTTGCTGGTGGATACATTGAAGATGCTAATGGGAAAGCATCCACGTTACTCAGCGAAGAGAAATCTG